GCCAGATTGTTACCGTTTCACCGTCATCCTCAAATACTTTACCGTGGCTCTTAGGTCCATCCAACTTCATCTGTGAGTAATTATTCTTAAAAGTCGGCACATACAGTTCCGGGTTGTTTTCGTCACTGCATAAGCGTTCCATCATATCTATGGTAGCACGACCTGTGGCAGCAACAGCCTTAAAATAAGCCCGGATGATTTTATGGTTGTATTGATTCGACTTAACAGCCCATACTGGGATTCGTTGATTTGCTTTTCCGTAAAAATCCTTGTTTGTATCTTCATTCTGTTTTGCTACTGTTTTTGGGTTATAGGCTTGTGATGCCTTTTCAAAAGTTTTTGCAATATACCAACGCATACAGCTTTCCACTGCAGCATCTTTTGTTTCATTTGTTAAATTCAATGCGATGCAGAATTTCTCATATACATCTGCATCAACTGTAAAGGTCACGCTTTTATTCATCGTTTCCACCTCGCTATTTACTCAATTACAAATTATACCACTAATTTGTAATTTGTAAATACTAATAAACTAATTTGTATTTACTCATTAAAAAACACCCTGCATTTCAGCAAGGTGTTAGATTCTAATAACTATTTCTATTCAATTTTCAATGTCTATACTAATGCCTGACTTAAATTCCACTTCAACCCTGCCATCGTGAATCGTAACTTTTTCAATAAGCCTCCTTACTAACTGTTCATCATATTCCTCTAACTCGCAGGATTGCTCATTAAAGAAATCAGTCATTTCAGCTATTCGTTGCCTTTTCCCTTCTCGCTCTGCATTCTCTACAAGTGCATTTTGCTTTAACTCCCGAAGTCGATAAATTTCATCAGCCACATCTTCATAGTCATTCTTGGATTTTGCTTGTATAAGGAGCTGTTGTTGTAACTCTTCCAATTTTCTATCAATATCATCGGTGGCATTATCATTTTTTTCATTAAGTACGGTAGCTATGTTTTTCTGCAAGGTTGAGAGGAAAGGCTCTTTGTTAGCCAAAAGTTCGTTAATAGCCCTGACCACTGCTGTCTGTAATGTCTCCTCGTTTATGGTAGGGGCCGTACATTCAGATCCTTTTTCCTCTAAACGGCTGACGCATCTCCAAACAATAGACTTGTAACCTCGGTTATTCCAGTGTACTCGTCGGTAAATATCACCGCATTGCCCGCAGTAAACAATACTCGATAAGGCATATTTACTACTATAGACTCGCTTTTTACCGCCCTTACCGCCTCGGAGATTCGCTCTTCGAACCATCTCTTCTTGAACCTGCATAAAAAGGTCACGGGGAATGATAGGTTCATGGCTGTTTTCCACATAATACTGGGGAACAATACCATTATTCTTGACACGCTTTTTGGAAAGGAAGTCAACCGTATAGGTCTTTTGCAAGAGTGCATCCCCGATGTATTTTTCATTCTGTAGTATCTTTTTCAGTGTTTCAGGTCTCCATTTTGCTTTGCCTGCCGCTGTTAGAACACCGTCTGCTTCCAGTCCTCTTGCTATCTGCAAAAGGCTGGCACCCTCAAGGTACTCCCTGTAAATCCGTTTAACAACCTCAGCACCCTCTGGGTCAATCACCAATTGCTTATTTTCATCTTTGGTGTATCCAAGGAAACGCTTGTGGTTGACCTGAACTTCACCTTGCTGATAGCGATACTGAATACCCAGCTTTACGTTCTGGCTTAAGGACTGGCTTTCCTGTTGGGCAAGGGATGCCATAATGGTCAGCAGGACTTCACCCTTAGAATCCATGGTGTTTATATTCTCTTTTTCAAAGAACACAGCGATGTTTTTATCCTTTAACTGCCGGATATATTTAAGGCAGTCCAACGTGTTTCTGGCAAATCGGCTGATGGATTTTGTGATGATCATATCAATATTTCCTGCCATGCACTCTTCAATCATGCGGTTGAATTCATCTCGCTTTTTGGTATTTGTACCTGTGATGCCATCATCCGCAAAAATCCCTGCCAATTCCCATTCCTTGTTCTTCTTAATATAATTTGTATAATGCTCAATCTGAATGTCATAGCTCGAAGCCTGCTCCTCACTATCCGTTGAAACACGGCAGTAAGCAGCCACTCGAATTTTGGGTTTGCTTTCACTATTTTTATTATTTCCGACTCGTTTAATTGCTGGAATCACTGTTACATTCCTACTTACCGCCACTGGTTACACCTCACTTTCTATCAAACTGTAAGCATATTCTGCCTGCTTGTATGGGTCGTCATATTTTTGCACTAGAGGTTTTGATTTGAACTTTATAGGATAATCCGTTTCCGGTTCGTCTTTAGGCTCCCATATCCTTCCTAGCTTTTTTGCTCGTTTTCGTTTTTCTACTCTTGCTTTTTCAAAGGTCTCCTCATCAATAATTGGAGGGTAGAATTCATCGCCAAGGTAGTGCTTATTCTGCAACATCTTACTTACTGTGGCATGGTAGCAGTCTATCCCAGCTTTTTTAGCAGCACCCTTCAAAGAAAGTCCTGCCAAGTATCCTGAAAATAATTCTTTTACCCGCTCCGATGCTATTTCATCCACAACAGCCTTACCGTTTTCAATTCTATATCCATAGGGTATGTGACCCATCTAATTCACCAACCTTTCCTTCAATGTGATTCCGCATTTTAATTCAAATCCAACTATCTCTCGTGAATAAACAATAATCTTCTCTGCGTAATTTTCAAACAGCTCATCCTCATAGGTTTTGAGCATTTTGGACTTAGTGGTAAACTTAAGCAGACGGTCAACCTCGTCTACTTTTGCAAAATTGCCATTGATGGAACGAGTAAGTTGATCCTTTTCAGCAAGAAGTCTTTCTCTTTCTGCTTCCAGTGAAATCTTTTCTTTATTAAACAGAGCAGGTTCCAGATATCCTTTGGCCAGTAAACCTGTCAGCATCTGGCTCTGCTCCATGTTGTTTTCAATCTTAGTTTCCAACTCTTCAATTCTGAGAAAACTCGCTGCACTATTCTGGTTACGTAACCCATCCAAAAGTGGTCTTAATATGAACTTCTGACCGAAAATGAGTTTATTCATCATCGTAACAAATGCCGTCTTTATATCATCATCTCGAATGAACTGCATAGAACATTCCGTTATCTGGCTTATATGCTTGCTACAGCACCAAGCAATGTATTTTCTTGTTCCAGACGAATGAATCCGTCTTTTAAAGGTACTGCCACATTCCGAGCAGATAATTTTGCTGGAGAAAGAATATCGGTTTTGATATTTGTTATTGCGCTTTTCGATGCCTTTTTCCTTTGCTCTCTGAGTGAGAATGGCATCCACAGCTTCAAAATCTTCATGGCTGATAATTGCCTCATGGTGGTTTTCTACTAGATACATATTTTTCTCACCATAATTGGTGTGCCTGTTAAAATGGCGGTCAGTATAGGTCTTTTGCAAAATAACATCGCCAGTATATTTTTCATTGGTCAGAATCCCTCGAATGGTAGTAGCCGTCCAACGACCACCTCTTTTTGATGGAATACCCTTTTGATTAAGATCATCTGCAATTTTCTGTGTACCTTTTCCCGATAATACCTCTGCAAAAATATACTTCACAACTTCAGCCTGCTTAGGGTTTATCACCATTTGACCATCAATGTTGTCATAACCATATGGTGGATATGAAATCTTAAAAGTTCCGTTCTGAAATCGTCTTTGAATTGCCCACTTAGTATTTTCCGAAATGGAAATTGACTCACTTTCTGCAAGCCCGCTTAATATAGAAAGCATCAACTCACTTTCCATTGACCCCGTATTGATGTTTTCCTTCTCAAAATAGATATGAACCCCAAGGTCAATCAGTTTGCGAACCATCTCCAAGCAGTCTGTAGTATTTCTCGCAAATCGGCTGATGGACTTTGTAATAATTAAGTCAATCTTCCCAGTTTCACAGTCTGATAACATTTTAAGAAGACCAGAGCGATTTTCCTTTTTCGTACCGCTGATTCCCTCGTCATAATATAAGCCTGCATATTCCCATTCTGGATTTGCCTTTATGTAGGACTCATAATGAGCCTTTTGTGCTTGCAAGCTGACTAGCTGTTCATTACTATCTGTTGAAACTCGGCAGTAGGCAACCACTCGTGTTTTTGGCTTAAGAAAAGAGTTGGCTAGATTTCCTTCTATTTTTGTTATCTTTTTCATCCTCTCACCTCCTTCTTGGTAGGTCACATATTACCTCTGAAACCCTTATATATCAATGATTTCAGGGCATTATCTGTGCTAACATAGGTGAGAAAGTTTCGCGGTTTAATAGCATAATTTTGTTGAACTCTTCCTTTGAAATAAGACCCTTATCAAGCATTTGATGTAATAGCTTTTCCGCCCTAT